ATGATTCTCAACATACGCAAAATGGGAAACTCGCAAGGCGTGATTCTGCCCAAATCATTATTGGGTCAAATAGGGGCAGTAGACAGCTTGGCTGTTACAGTTGAAAAGGGCAATATCATTTTAAGCTGTCCTACCGTTCGCAGGGGATGGGCAGAAGCTGCCGCAATGCTTGTCGAAACCGAGCAGGAGCATTTTTTTTCCGAAATTGAAAACGAAGCGGATAAAGAATGGATATGGTAGTACGCGGCGGAATCTATCTGGTCTCCTTAGACCCGACCGTAGGAAGCGAAATCAAAAAGACACGTCCTTGTGTCGTAGTATCTCCTCCTGAAATACACAACTATCTCAAGACTGTGCTGATCATTCCCATGACGAGCGGAAGCCGTCCTGCCCCGTTCCGCGTCAATGTCCGCTTTCAGGATAAAGACGGTTTGCTTTTGCCCGAACAGATTAGGGCTGTGGATAAAGCCGGATTGGTCAAACATCTTGGAAATTTAGACAACAGTACGGCTGAAAAACTGTTTGCAGTATTGCAGGAGATGTTTGCCTGATTGAATAGTCTGAATGGATTGTGTTCATTATAGTGGATTAACTTTAAACCAGTACGGCGTTGCCTCGCCTTAGCTCAAAGAGAACGATTCTCTAAGGTGTTGAAGCACCAAGTGAATCGGTTCCGTACTATTTGTACTGTCTGCGGCTTCGTCGCCTTGTCCTGATTTTTGTTAATCCACTATAAAGACCGTCGGGCATCTGCAGCCGTCATTCCCGCGCAGGCGGGAATCCAGACCTTAGAACAACAGCAATATTCAAAGATTATCTGAAAGTCCGAGATTCTAGATTCCCGCCTGAGCGGGAATGACGAAAAGTGGTGGGAATGACGGTTCAGTTGCTACGGTTACTGTCAGGTTTCGGTTATGTTGGAATTTCGGGAAACTTATGAATCGTCATTCCCGCGCAGATGATATGTTGCCCGTCAACACAAAATAAAAAACAAAGTTGCAATATACTGATTTATATTGTTATTTTTATTTACGTTTATTTACGATATGCAAATGCACGGTTACACAAATATATTCGCGTAACCGTTTAATTTTGTTGAATTTTATTGATTCAATCGGTGTCTTTCCGCATCGTAAGGCTGGCCGGTTTTAACAATATAATAGGCGAGCTTCGCCAGTTTGCGCATGATGGCAACGATAATTACCATCTTTGGCTTACCCGCTTTTTTCAGATTATTTATTAATTTCGGAAATGCGTTAAAACGGTAAGCACAAAGGGCGGGCATATACAGCGTACTTTTTAATCGTCTGTTTCCGTATCGGCTCAATCTGCCCCGACCTCTTACGCTTGTCCCTGATTGTATGATGGCGGGACTTAATCCGGCATAGGATACAAACTGGTTTGCGGTTTTAAAATGTTTTTCTGTCAGTTGCGCATAAAGAACTGATGCGGTGTCTTTGCCTATGCTCGGGATGGTTTGAAGATTGCGGTAATGGTTATAGTCCGTTTGTTTTTTGATTTGTTCGGATATGGCTATTTTTACCTGTTCCATCTTGTCCTGTATGGTATCTATCAAGTCTTGATGTATGTTCCTTATGAAGTCTTCTTCAGTGCTATGAAGACGGTTTTTAATTTGCTTCTGCTGTTGCTGTAATTGGTTTTTAAGATTAATCAGTTTTTGCAGTGCTTTGTTTTTGGGTATCTGATACGGTATCAATGTATCTTGATGCCTTTTTATGTAGTCTGCTATCAGGTTTGAATCTGCTTTGTCGGTTTTGGTACGGTTAAACCTGCTTTTTCCGTAGTCCTTGATTTTTAAGGGATTAATAACGTAAACAGTATAGTAGGAAGAAAGCATATCTGCTGCCTTTTCGTAATAGATGCCTGTTGCCTCCATGCCGATATAGACTTTTCTGATTCTGTTTCCCTTTATCCACAATCTAAACTGTTTTAATCCATCATCATTATTCTTAAATTTAATGTAATGGATACTTCCGTTTGTTTATGCAATGTTGCGTCTATGGTGTCCTTTGAGATGTCCAGCCCGATTATATTCATTGGTATTTTCCTTATTTATACAGCCTTGATACGGCTAGGATGATATTCAATTTCGAGGATGGATAAAGGCAGCCGGCATTTCTACGCGTCTGTTTTAATACATTGCGGGATTTGCTGCCTGACTGCCTTAGCCCTTGCTTTGCGCGAAACAAAGACCCGTAAACCGTCTATATTCAAACGGTTTACGGGTCTTTTTTCTCTCTTGCCGTTTTCTTCAGTTTGCCGATCCGACCACGCCCCCGCCGATTCCTTCAAACGGTTTCCCGCGTTCTTCCCAATTATCGTACATTAGGTTCTGCTACGGTTTTCCGCCCAATGTGGCAACTTGCGCCCTGTCCGAATGTTGCTGCGCGCTTTGCTGAACTTCCTGCCCTTGGCTTTCTTCTTTGTATGGGTTAAACGGCAAGCCGTTTTTTACATAGTCCTTGCACATCAACTCCGTCACTTCTTTCAATGCCGTCCCTTGATGCGAATAGCAGGCGCATCCGGTTCTTCCGCCTTCTATACAGCCTGCTATATATTCAAAGGTTCTTACCTGCCTTACACCGTTATAAATCGGCTTGCTTTCGGGTTTTTCGGACAATGTCGGAACAAACATATCTGCGGTAAGGTTGCCGTTATTTACCGGCTCGCCTTCTGTTTTATCCGGAAGTACTGCCTGCTGTTCTGTTGCCGCCGATTCTTGTGCTGCGGGTTCTTCCTGTTTTTTTCCGTAACTGCTCAACATTTTATAGGACAGGCCGACAAACACGGGAATCAGCAATACTATTACTGGCAGAGTGTAAAACCACTTTGACCGCTTGACCTTATTTACGGTATGAACTTCCGCTGATTCGTACAAGTCATAACTTTTTTATCCAGTGTATAGATACTGGAGAATGCGCTTGATGCCATTTTTACGGGATCGTCCGCGCATATTTTCCATTCTAAAAGCGTACGCATACCCATCTTGTTTGAAGCGATGTGGTAATGTTTCCGTACAAGCGTTCTAAGATTTTGATCTAGAAGCTTAGGACCTTGAGTCAAAACAAATATATCAATGCCCTGATGTCTGTGCGTATTCAGCCATTGGACATTTTCAGGGATTTTTGAACCTGCCGAGCGTGCCGGCCATACGTCTTGAGCTTCATCTACAATGACAATAGACCCGATATTTTCGGGCTTCTTTATCCATTCGTACATATCATGCGCCGATAGCTGCTCATCTGTCGATTTCGGCAGCTTTTTTGCGTCCGTTTCTATGTAGGTGTGCGGTATTTTCAAGCCTTTTATGTTCGTAAATACTTTACGGCGTATGCCGTTTTCATCAGGCTTAAACATTTCATCATTCGCCATCATGGAAACCATTTTTAATGTTTTCCCTGAACCGGGCGTGCCGGTTATCAAACAGATCTCTGCCATTTATTTTTTCTTCCCGATTGAGGTTGCTAGTTTTGTCATTTGTTTGAATGACAGAATAAAGGCGATCGCGCCAAACAGGATATTAAGAACGGTGCCGCCACCGCTTATATAAAAGAGCTGCAACATCGCTTGAGGCGCGCCCGTTATGCTACTGGTTATCGCCTGCTGAAAATGGGCTACCAATCTATCTACACCCGAATAAGTAACAGCCATCAAGCCTAATGCAGTCAATATACGGCCTGCGACGCTCATCAACAGCGGAATCAATGCGGCCAACAATTTCATTTGCTATCCCTTTCTTAAAAGGCACGGTTGCCTCATTAAAAAAATGTTTCTTAATCTGAAAGATTTTGCGGGGACTAGCCCCCACACCCCCAGTCTCACTTGCGACGCCGCGGGGGCAGGGGGAACGGCGCAAAAAGCGCGCACCTTACCACCTGCCCTTGCGGCAGAGTGTATTCTTTTGGCGGGGCGGCAAGGGGTATCCAAAAAGATTTATAAAGACGATAAAGCCGTCTTTACAAATCTTTCTGGACGTCCTCCTCCTGCCTTGGTACAAGTTACTGAAGCCCGGCGGTGCTGCGCCTGCTAGACTTCACGGGATACTGTGCGGATACAGAAAAATGCGGCAACCGCCCAAGCAAGGGCGAGAAGCATGTACCTTAGCCGTTCGGCTATGGTACATGCGTTCTCAAAGCTGAACGCGAACTGCCTGCTGGAATCAAGCACAGTCACTGTGAAAGTGACAGGTGCGGGACACTGTGCGGAATTTTGAAAGATTCCTGATTTCTGAAACTCTACATTGACGGTTTCAGACGGCAGATTTAAATCTTCTGCCGGATTGGGCTCGGGCAGCCTGTCGCAAGCGAGAATGTCGGGGAAGAATTTGCACAAAAGGCCGCCGTCTTCGCCGTCCCTGCCGTTTGTGCGGCCCGGAACTGCGGGGGAATCGGGTCTTGTGCCGGGCTGTCCGTCCGTATCGGGATTTGCATCGGGATTCAAATCGGGGTCGGGTTCGGGATTGGGGCTCGTGCCGGGGTTCTCATTGGGGTTCGGGTTGTTTGCGGGGTTTTCGGCGGGCGATACTTCGGGCAGCGGCTGTGCGTTCGGTGCTTCCGCGCTTCCGGGTGTGAGGTCGGGACGCGGGATTACTTGAACATCCACTGTGGTGTTGCCTTGCGAATCCCTGCCGAATGTTGCGACAACCTGAACGGGATTCCCGTTCCTGTCCGTAACAGGCCCCATATTCACTTTTGTTCCGGGTGCTACTTCTACTTTTTCGGAATAACCGGGATATCCGGTTGCCTTTATGTATTTGTCGGGATTGGCATCGACTTTCAACGATAAAATCTCTTCCAGCTTTTTGGCATCCATTTCTTCTTTGTATTTCGGATTGCGGCTAAGGGAAAAATTAGCCCCATTTCTGTAATCATCACCTTTATTGACCACACAATCTCCGCCGTTCCAATCAAATGTGCAACGATTTAAAACAAAATTATTCCAATCCAA